CAGAATGTTATCGAAGAGGGGGACGAAGAGGGGGAGGAGGAGAAGGCGTAGATATTTAATTTTTTTATAAATCTTTCATTTTATAAATCACACCTTTTATAAAATGAAATAAAATCGGAGAGTACAATATACGATGAACCCCAAACTCGTAGCATTTTTATTATTTTTGGTGGTTGTAATCATACTGTTCGTAGTGATAACTAATATAGATGAGGATGTCGAGGTTCCTTCCACGGTCACGGCAACGGATGTAATAAATGATAATTTAAAAGATCCCGTTATCGTGAGTAGAGCGTATTTTACTGACACACCAGATGGTCCTATGGGTGATTTTGTAGGGTATCCATCAAGCTGGCCGGAGGATAACCGGTTGCATCGTTTTACCCATGAAAAACCCTAAAATAAATGATACGAATATAACTACGTATGCCGTTTTATCAAGATTGGAAAAAAAGTCCGTACCCTGCGATGGTTGATAGGGTGGTAACGGTGCGTGTGGGGGTGGGTAATAATACGCTGGATCTACCATAGTAGCGTTCATCTCAGTCTCCTTCGTATCGTCACTTTGTTCATTTTCTGGAATATTCGGTGTATATTCAATCGGATTGCCTAATTCAGTTTCCATGTCTATATTAAACGACTCATTTTTTTAAGCCTAATCTTCCTCATCACTGTCCTCATCATCGACGACGAAATCCTTCAAATTGCCGTTATCATCGGCATCTTCATCGTCGCTGAAGTCCTCGTCTTCACTCTCCGATAAATCCTCACCACTATCCGTGTAGTCGTCATCGTGTTCATCCTCGGGAAAATCATCCTCAGGAATTTCTTCTGGCTCGTATGTTTCGGGCTTTTTAGTGACACGCCCATAACGCGTTTTAGTCGAGGTACTCATATGTATTATAGAGATCCTAATCTTTTAAATATATTTAGCTTTAAACTTTAAATCCTGGTTAATTGCGATGTTCATTAATATACGTTCGAATTCGTATCCAAGTTTTTGACCGAGATGGGCGATATCATCTTGGACAGTGGGATCTATGGGTGACATATATAAAGGAATTTCATTCAGTGTGTTGATAGCCTGGAGTAGCATACCCTGTGATTCTTTCACGTGTTCACGGTTTTTCTTCGCCTGTTGAATCGTCGCATAGAACGTCGCATACGTCTTTTCATCTATCCCAGAATATACATGTGTACTTTTGATTATTTCATCTACACCATCCATAGTCGTATCTACATTTGTGACTTGTGAAATGATAAACATAAAAATTATGATGAATAATAGGGTGATCATCTATAATATCTTCGTGATTTTATCTGTGAGAATATGTTTGCGACCTTTGCAACATGTTCGTTCGATTTCATTTTTAGAAATTTTTAATTTGACATTATCCTTTTGACAATCTGCGCAAGAGTGATCTGTAAACACAGTGTACACCTTACCTTTTTTAGTCATACTTTTAACTCGCACGGTAGCATCTTTCACTATGTGTTTATTTATGTATGTACATAGGAGTGGTACGGGATCTGACGTGTTTTTTTCGGGTTCAGTTTTTGGTTTAAACGAGGGTTGTGTATACCCATTCGGATACAATTTATCATACACCTTGTCCGGTAAAAAATGTTTCCTTCCCGAAAAATCTTTACAAAAACCAAACTTCCGACCTCGGTTTGTTTCACATAGACAAAAACATTTTTGCATAATCATATTTCCCTGGACCATAAACCAAACATGGTTCGATGCATGTGCACGCCCCAGATTTTCACAATATTTGGAATTTGTGGATACTAAAAAAATATTTTCTTTTTTGTATACTTTTGTCACTTCGGAAGAAGATTGTCCATCTAAATATTTTTGAATAAATTTTTGAAGGTGTTCGATGGCTTCCTCGTCTGTGAAAACATCTTTCATTTCTTTTGGTGTAAATGATCCTTCCTCACGTTTCGAACCTTCAATGACAATGTGTTTTGTATTCTGAGTTCGAATAGTGGCCATTTTCAAAATGTCGACACTGGGTTTCGTTTCAAACATGACTTCGAGTTTTGATGTCGTAGCGTTATATAAGAGTACCGGTAAGTAATACCCTTGAGTCACACGCCCCGTGTTGTCACATGACGTACAACCCCGCCCTTCACACGGTTCGTGTTTCGCCCGCTTATAAGACCACGGCATTCTGAAACCACTCCCGCGCACATTACGCTTCCCGTTTCCATACACTGACGTGTCAACAATTTCTTTCCAATTCTTCGTGGGGAACATCAACGATAGCGCGGATACGATATGTGAATGTAATGCCATAGCAGACCCATGATCGACGACGAAATCTTGCCAATTGATGTGTATACCGTGTTTGACGAGTGTACCGATAGATTTTGGTTCGGCAACTGAAACAAGTGCGTTTTTACCGCCTAAAAGCGCCACCCTGTCGCACACGATACGCACAATCTCTTTTAGGCGATCAAGAGGTAATTCTTCATCATCTTTGTAGTCCATATCCACGAAAAAGTTATACGTGTCAGTCTTTTGCTCGACGACGTAAATCTTTTCGTCCGCATTTACGGCTCTCACATATTCTTCATAAAAATCGTTCAATCTATCAAATGGAACGGACAGTACACCGCCATCCATGAGCACATGTGATAGATTGGAGTTGTTACAAAAACCTTGTCGGCGACACCACGACTTGAACATCTCACTTAAAATAGTATGCATTTATTTTTTTAATAGTCTTCATGCCAGATCGATCTGTTACAAGAAATGTCTAAGTGTTCCTCGTCAGATTCCGACAATTCCTTTTTAAGTACGAGAAGTTCATAGACCGTCTTATCATTGATAGTTTCAATGTACGCGTCTGCTTCATCGCTCGTATAGGATTTTCTGGACATGAGAATCTCTTTAATTCGCATCAGTATGTAAATCTTCGATTTCATTCTTTAATATAAAAGGATTTTCTATCTCGTGACGTCACGCATTTGTAAAAATCGGCGTTCTGGATGACGTTTTGAACGATCCTATCCCATCGATGNCTCGAATTAAACTCTGAAAGTGTATCGAAACTCATATAATCATTTTCGTCATATGACCTTTTCACATGAATTTTTTTTGTGTACATTTTATATTTTTCTTCATTGAAACGACGAACCAATTCGAGCTGCTGTTCTCTCGTGTAATCCACGTACAATATAAAGACAGTATACTCGAGTTCGACATTATTACTTTCCATCACGTTAAACGTGAATGATGTATATTCTCCATTATTGAGCGATACGACACCCCTCGTTTCTTCCCGCAATTCCCGTAGGGCACAACGTAGCGGATAATACATCTCTCGACGCTTACAACCACCCGTCACAAATATCCACTCCTTAAATCTTTTATCTCGAACGGTTAAAAACCTTGGTATATTTCCTGCGAATGACACGGGTATAGCGATGGCCTTGTATTTTTTCATGGCTCATCGCCTCTATATTTTACGGATAGTATTATATGTCATTCACTGCGCGGCCGGTTGTACGACGGGGGGCTGAGACGATTGAGTAATTGGCACTTCCTGGGTGTTCGTCGGTGGGGGTGCCTGCTCCTCAATTTCCTCCATGTACTCCTCCGACTCCCTGGAATACATAAACGAGTCGTGCTTATCTACAAGATTCTTGAGTTCGTAAAGATCGTTTTTGCTCCTACGAAATTCCCTGTATAGGAAAATAGTCGCGACAATGCATACGGCGACGGACGCGATAAGAGTCGTATCTCTGTCAAAAGAAAACATTGTGTATACTACGTACCGCTTTTCTTTTTAAGTAGATATAACTGCACCCAACTGGGTTGTTTTGTTCTCCGGACATTCGTATCCTGTTTGCCCGAACTGAATTTCGTTATAATGTCCATCTTTACAAGGTGCTGGCCCCACGCGAATATATTTCTCGAGTGTTCTCGATTTGGGGTCATATGTAATTATAAAGATGAACGCTAATGCAAATAGTAAAAACCACATGGTACTATATATTGGGATTTAATTGGAGTACATGAGACCCCCCATACCGTTTTCGATGCGAAGAATGTTGTAGTTCACCGCGTACATGTCAGTGTCAAACACGCCGGTGTCGGTCACGAGACGAGCCGAATCGATGCGGCTGAAGTTGAGCGTGCCGGTAGGTTGAAGCTTGGACGTGTCGAGGCAGAAAGGGTAGAGGAAATGCTCAGCATTATCCGACTTGAGAGTGGAGAAGGGTGTATGGTAGTACAGCGAGGCCGACGTGTAGTGAGGCTTCGCGGGTTTAGCATCGCCGACGTCGGTGCCGTTGATCTGAAGCTTGACGTTACCACTCGCGAACCCGATCGCAGAATCCTTGCGAGTCGCGAGGAACTTGATGGGGTGGTTGTAGTTGAGCTCTTGGATGGTCGCGGAAGACGCGATCGACTTTTGCGTCTGAGTGATCAGCATGTTATGAGGAGTCGCGGCGATCGCGGTGCGTTCGTCGGTATCCAGATAGATGAACTGCGTGTGCACTTCAAAGTCCGACTGAGAAATCGTACCCCAAGAGATGCGAAGCTCGACGTCGTGGTACTGGAGCGCCACGAGAGGAAGAGCGGACTGAGCATTCTCACAGAAAGAGAAGCGGAGAGGGTAGAACTGAGTGGTGTTCGCGCCGTCACCGAGCGCGGCGAACGACTTGGAATACGTCTGCGCGAGTAGGGCGGGCGCGATGTCTTGGGAAAACTCCGATGTCTGTGTGTCGATGACCTGACCACCGATGAGAAGTTCAACCTTTTGGATCTGCCCCTTCCACGCGGCGCGGGTCAGGTTCTGGGGGGTCCGGTTGGAGATGTACACGTAACCGACGAGGTCACCTTTACGCTCGAATCGCACGGTGGACATACCATTCGTGGNAGGGTTACCCTGGATAACCTGCTTCTCGACAGTTTGCGCAAAGTTTGTGTGACGCTTATACGTGGAACGGAAAAAGGAAACCTCGGGCTTACCCACGATGTGAGCGTCCTGAGCACCAATGGCAACGAGTTGGGCAATACCGCCGGACATTTTTATATTATACTACGTTTTTTTTTAAGCGTTAAAAAAGTGGGACATGGGGGTGGATCGACTCTGTGAGTAGTAACGAAATAATTCCGATCATCGCGAGCCGACCGTTTACGAGTTCCGTTTCGGGTTTCCAAAACCCGCGGATGAACCCTTCATCTTTGGGGTTCGCGGCAGTTCCGAGAAANGCGAGAGATGCGACGGCCACCGAGAGACCGACGTTGTCGTGGAACTGTGTACTGATGGAATTTCCCGTCATAATTTCATCTACGACCGCGGATGTGAAACCGATCATAGCTGCACGCCCATTTACACGCTCTGCGACCGACAAGAAGTCGCTTGGGCGCTCAACCTTCTTGAGTGGGGGGGTATATTTTCTCGATTTCTTAGTAACCGGGGAAGACTTGGGTGTCGAAACTGGTGTCACGCGAGCGATAATAGCACTCATTTGTACTTTATACACGTGGCACATCTTTAAGTGAATAGTCGTTTGACACGTGTCATTATATCCGGTCTATCGTGATTTAATGTCATGTAAAAGATCACGCGACCTTTTTCAGATTCGTTTTTAGCGTAGTGTACGTACCTGTTGTCAAATATAATTTCTTTACCGTCACGTTCATACATTCTACCATCTTTTGAATGATGTATGAAACATTTATCTGGACATCTGATACCGAGATGGTACGTACACTTGTAAGTTTCGTTATTGTCTTCTGTATCGGTGTGTGGTGCTAAACCACACTTACCCATGAATACCGAAAATGCCGCAAACTGTATGTCCTCGTGTAAATTTCGCACGAGGTTTGTCGTCTTGGGACATAAATTTTCTTCGCGTAACGGTTTATTATCCATCCAGATGAACCATTTTAAAAACCCGGGCGCGTCATCTTCTTTTACCCACCTATGGTCTGTAGGATCCGGTAACTTATTGAATTCATCGCGTATCGTTTTCCAATGATACTTAAATTCATGGAGTTTCATACTGATACAGAATTACATTTTTAATTGTCCGCCTTTACGAGTAAGACTATCGCGTCTCTAACTTCTATGCGCGCGCGAGGAGTGTCATCACGAGAGTTTCTAAAGTGACGACTTTATCTTGACAAGCCTGAACCCGCGCTTCGAGATTTTTCGTTTTGACCTTTTCGGCTTGGAGTTGTCTATCCACCTCTTGGAGGGCTGCCGTAGCCACCGTGAAAATGGCTTCCTTCTTAAGGTATATGAAGTCGTCTACCTCTTGTCCATAGACGAAGAGTTGATTACCTGCTACAACATTTCCAGTCTCGTCAATTGAAGCAATCCACTCACTCAAGTCTTCTTCAACGCGAATAGTGTGTTCATCGATCACTTCGTTTATTGTAATCGTATGTTCCACTTCCTTCATATCAAATATATTTAAGACGGAAGCATTACTCACGAGCGTGGAAGTATCAAAGTTTGTGAAAGTAATAACGTTAGAGTTAGAAACAGTCACCAACTCGTATATATTCGGAATACTGTCCGATTTTATTATTGTAGCGTAAGGTAGAGTTTCACGAACTT